CCTAGCCAATACCAATGCGCCGGTAACGCTCACCGATGCAGGGGATTTGGTTGAGCGCACGGCACACGGCTATAGCAATGGCATGGAAGTGCGTTTCTATAACATTGTTTCCACCACTGGACTGACAGCAGCACAGACATATTATGTTATCAATGCGACGACAAATAATTTTCAAGTGACGGAAACCGTAGGTGGCTCTGCCATTGCGCTCACTACAAACGGCTCTGCAACTCTACTGCCCTATAAGCAGGCCATTGTTGTTGTTACTCCGCAAGCAGGACAAAATCTTACTACGTTTAACTTAAACGTAAAACACACTGCCACCAATTTGCAAACATACGAAACTGGTTGGTTGGATATTGAGCTAAGCGGCACAAACTTAAGTGCGTCTGGCCTGACCATTGGCGGCACTAATGTGCGCTTTGCGATGTGCGAACGAGCTGCGATTCGGTCAATCGGTAGCTGCACTAACTTAAGCAATCTGTTCAATGGCTTTCGAAAGCTAAGACAAATTATACTCGGCAATACCGCAGCAGTTACAAACGTGTTTAGCATGTTTAACAGTTGCGTCAGCCTTACCGCTGCGCCTTTTTTTGATACGGCAGCCGTAAATAACGCTTCGCAAATGTTCGTTGGTTGTTCATCTTTAACTACAGTTCCGTTATATAACACTGCAGTGGTAACCAATGCAAACAGCATGTTTAACGGCTGCACATCCCTAACTACCGTTCCGTTGCTTAATTTAATAAATGTAAATAATGCAAACGAAATGTTTGTTGGCTGCAGGTCGTTAATTAGTGTGCCCCTTTTTAATTTTAAGACTACAGGCACAATATCAATGGCTGGCACATTTGCGGAGTGCTCATCCTTAACTACTGTGCCGCTATTTAACACTGTAGCGGTGAACAACACGGCCACAATGTTCAGAAACTGTTCTTCATTGGTCTCCGTACCATTGTTTAATCTTGCAGCAGTTACTGATGCAAACCAAATGTTTATTAGCTGCGAAGCTTTAGCCAATGTGCCATTATTTAATATCGGCGCAGTTACAAATGCAAATAATTTCCTTAGGAACTGCAGATCTTTGGTCACCGTACCGCTGTTCAATACCGCAGCGGTGACAAATGCAGGCAGCATGTTTCAGGGGTGCTCTTCTCTGTCTAGTGTGCCAGCGCTTAATGTATCTGCCGTTTCTTCCTCAGGAAACTTTGGCTCTATGTTTACCGATTGCGGCTCTTTATCTCGCATCCAAGCGTCCAATTTTAACTATACTTTTTCTGTTGCTAATTGTAAACTTGGTGCTACCGAACTGAACGAAATCTACACTAATCTTCCAACAGTGGCGACAACACAAACTATCACTGTCACGGGCAATCATGGCACTGCTGGTGACACCCCTAGTATTGCAGAAAACAAAGGATGGACGGTAGCCGGATGACAAACATGAACACCAGCGGATTTTACAAACTTGACGAGATCCTTCTTTATGGACCCAACTACGTGCTAAACGCCAACTACAAACTGTATCGGGAAACCCGTGATCAGCATTCCTACCCCATTGATGGCTGGTACTGGTTTGACACAGAAGAAGAGGCACGCTTGTTCTTTGACCTGCCGCTAGAGCCTGATGCCTTGTGACCCTCCACCTAATCGGCATCTTCCACACGCAACACACTGCTGCATATAGCCACTGCGCCTTCACCGGCAAGGCATTGCGCTTTCCCAAGATGATGCAACGCCAAGGTTATCGCGTGGTGGAATACAGCAATGCCGGCTCTGAAGCTGGTGCAGATGAGCACGTCACCATGCTCGACGCAGCAGAGTTTGGAGCCCTATTCCAGCGCAGCGAAACCGACTTTCACGGCAACGATGCCACTGTCGGCAGCAAAGCCCACCAACTCTTCGAGCAACGCTTGATCCCAGCATTACGTGAGCGACTGCAACCACAAGACATAATCTGCCACCCATTCGGCCATGCGCACCAGCAACTGATGGCTGAGTTCCCCAACCATCAGCACGTTGAAACCGGCATCGGCTACCCCACGCTGATGCCCAATAGCTTCCGCATTTTCGAGAGCTACGCATGGATGCACTACCACCAAGGCAAAGAGGGCCGCAACGGCAAGAACTACGAATGGGTAGTGCCCAATTACTACGACCTCGACGACTGGCAACCCAACTACGAGCCGGGGCAGTACCTCGCCTTCCTGGGGCGCATCACTGCACTCAAAGGCATTGATACCATCAAAGCGATTGCCGATTACAGCCCGTGGCCGATTGTGCTGCACGGCCAAGGCGACCCCGCGCCATGGGGGCACCCCAACATCGAATATCGCGGGCCCATCACTGGCGCAGCCCGCAGCGAGTTCCTGCGTAATGCCCGCGCACTGCTGGCGCCGACTGTCTTCACCGAGCCCTTCTGCGGCATGGCAGTAGAAGCCATGCTCTGCGGCACTCCCGTGGTAAGCGTGGACTACGGTGCCATGACTGAAACTGTGCAGGATGGTATGGGCTTTCGTTGCCACACGTTGCAAGATTGGTTAGATGGTATCAATGACGTTGGTGAGCTGGATCGTGCTGCTATTGCGGACAGAGCACGCGCCGTTTACAGCCTTGATGCTTGCGGCAAGCGATACGACAAAATCTTCAAGCAGCTCAATGACCTGTATCGCAAAGGGTGGTACGAGGTGGACCAGATCAACTACTACGAAATCGAATGCGAAGAAGGGCCATTTGCCAAGCGACTTGCTGAGTGGATAGCCGACACGCTTGATCCCGCCACTGCCTTGGACATTGGCTGCGGACCTGGCACCTACGTCAACGCCATGCGTGACAATGGCATCGATGCAGCAGGCATCGACACTGATGAGCGCGTCAAAGGTAAGCCGCACCTGACGCAGCAAAGCATGTTTGACCTCACCGAAATTGCCGACGTGGTGCTATGTCTTGAAGTAGCTGAGCATTTACCCGAAGCTGATGCGGATGCCGTTGCAGCAAGTATTGCTGGCGCCGTTGCTGATGGCGGCACGCTGATATGGAGCGCCGCGAAACCTGGTCAAGGCGGCGTGGGTCACATCAACTGTCAAGACAAGGCATATTGGCAGCAGCGCCTTGAAGCACAGGGTCTTACGCGCATGATGCAGCTTGAAGGCGAGATGCTGCTACATATCGGCAAGGGTTACCACATGGGGTGGTTCCTGCAAAATGCCATGGTGTTTAGTCCCGCTGGCGCCAATCCAAAGAATTGTCCCGCCTGAACCAATCAGCAATATCATCAGGGCTTTCAAACCGTCGCTTGGGTTGACCACCAATATCCAAAGCGTTGAGGAAGGCATCCATGCCGCCTTCAATCATGTCGGGGTTGGCGGCATTTCTGTGAGCACAACGGAGCATACTGGCAGCAGTACGATTGGCCTCCCCGAGCTTCTGTGCCCAGATGCGATCTTCTAAATCAATGGATTGTTGAGTTGCAATTCTGTTACAGATGGTAGACAAACGAAGGCGATATGCAGTGGATAGCATGGCTCCTCAGGTAAACGTAGATGTGCAACCATCTATCTTTGTTAATTATTTTAAGGCCACAACAGCACAGCTACCCGAGTGCTTGATTCATTGGTCAGTGCGCGATTTCTGTGCTATAAAGTTGTTAGAGCTGTTTTTTGCGGTGTACGATCCAGTAAACCACCCCGGACACTACACCAGCGGGGGAGTGGAATGCATTGATGCCATTGAAGCCTCTATGACCCTGGAGGCTTTTAAAGGTTATCTCAAGGGCAACTGCATCAAGTACTTGTACAGGTACGAAAAAAAACAGAACCGATCGGAAGATCTTAAGAAATGCCGGTGGTATTTAGAGAAACTTATTTCAATCGTTGAGGAACATGAAATTGAAATGACAGTTACAGACTGTTTTGCTAACCTTTATCCAGACAGTGCCACTTGTTTTCTGGCTAAGAACTCCTGTGCAGACGGGTAGTAACGTTTAATTGTGCTGCTTCTATAGTTAATTAATTAACAAAGAACCATGGGTTTTTACGAAAGTCATCAGCAAACAGTATTCTATCAGTTTCCTGAAATGACAATGCCAGGGGTAACAAAATGTGTAGATGTATATGTAACTAATTATTTATCTACAAGGTATTACACTTTGTTCGTAACAGTAAAAAACATTAATGAAAGCGTAGTTGTACGATTAGACGGTAGCGTAGACGGATGTCAATATGCTCCGCTAATATCTAATACTATTTCTGAAAATGGTTGTTATATTTACAACGTTTCTGGGTCACCAGTAAGAAAAATAAGAGGCAACTTTCTTAAAGAGACTGGAGGATATGACGCAGTTGTTCAGTTTGATATTGCGGCCAACTAAACCAGGCTCCAGGATCTGAACCACTTCGTAATGATGTACTTCTTTCCACTCACTGGCGGTAAAGCCTCGTGCAAGGTTTTGGGGTTAGGTAATCCGTTTCTATAAAGGTTGTTCCAGATAACAGCGGTTCCTTGTTCTGGTTTTATTTTCAATTTTAGGTGTTTGAAGTAAGTTTCACCACCCTCTTCTACATCATTTAAGTAAATCATGAATGTCCAGGTTCGCTGACCCATCCATTCGCAGTAAGTTTTATACTCTTTTGTCAGTGGACTGAAATAGTCACAGTGTTGTTTGTAGTATTGGCCAATGTCGTAACGTTGTCCTTGCATAACTTCAGATGCTAACGGGTTAAGACCGATTAATTTTGTTATCTTGTAATCAATATCAAATAGCTGTGGGCGTTTTATATAGCTAAGATCTGCTGTTTTACTTGTTCTGTAATCAGATACAATTGGTTCGTCTTTTAAGTTAGCTACATAAGAGCGTTGACAATGCTCATCTATAAGTTCAATTACTTGGTTGCATTCATCTTTGTTTAAAAACTTAGGTTTTTTGTAAATTTGAGTAAAAGGGTAACTTATGTTTTCTGCTTGTAATGATTGTCCTACTTTATAGAAATGGTTATAATCAATCTTTTTTGGTTTTGATTTAAAAGAACAAAGGTCAATAAGCGCTTCTATGTCTGCGTCAGTGCAGCTGTTTGCTGTTTGAAAATAGCGAATGACGCTAGATTTTGTAACACCTGATACGGCCATGCTAGTTAGCATTGGGACGTCGGCGGCCAGAGATTCGATATCCATTTTGAAGTAAACACTCTGTACAATATAATGGTTTAAACCAGGGTTTCAAGTGGAAGTACTGATTTTAATGTTTGCATTAGGATTTTGCAGTACCTACGGAATCAGTACGTTCTTCTTGCGCCGGGAATTGCGCCACCATGCCACAACCAACTCCTTACGAGCATCTTCAAGAATACGTTACGAATCGCTTGCCAAGCCAAGCAGTTGGCATTTTTGAGGAAGGTTCTGACGATCCCGATTTTGCCACAGATCACACTGGTCCAGACCGGTTGCCAGTAAAACCTCAACTCGGTTGATCTTTAGTTCATCGCTGTTAGGATAGCTGTAAGGTTCACTTCAGATATGAACGTGGTTGGTCTTCCAATGGATGTGGAGTTCTCAATCCACGCCGCCGCCCTTGCTATTCAAAACCTGAATAGAGATGAACTGGAGGAAGCTTTTGTTGAGCTTCTTCACCAAAAAGCCGTGGATCGACAGATGTTTTTAAGCATTTTGAAAGAACACGGTATTGATGCTGATATCAACTTCAATCTTTCAACCATCGGACAAGTCTCCTGATTCCCATGCCGACTCGCATTGTTACAGGCACTGTTGACAAATTCTTTGTTGACGGTGGCTCCGAGATTACTTATCTTGGCAATACCTCTTTTGAATCGTCAACATCGTTTAACTACCGGGCGTTTCGTGTGAACCCCGCTGGTACTGGAGACCTGCTTGTCAAACTGGTTAAAAGTAGCGGCGTTGACTCCATTGAAGTTTTTCAAGAGGATAGTTACACGTCTGGTAATGCCCCCAGCGGATACTTCAAATTTTTTAACGTGGCTAAAGCTGGTAAAGAGAAGGGCGCTGTTGGTGTGACGGTAACGGATGCAACTAAAGACTACGTTGTATTGCTAGAGTTGGCCACAGATTCTGGCACCAACTACGTCTGTGAAGTCGACGTCCCATAACGAAAGTACAGAAAAATTTAAAGATCACCCTTTCTTGACTTGGAAAGGGATTGAACTAGTAAAAATGTACTCATCCCCGAGGACTAACTTGGGTATGGGTACTTTTGCTTCATACAAAGATTACGGTGATTCAAGCTGGCGAATTGGCCACGGCAGTTACTTTATTAAAAAACGTCCGGTTGGCGCCAAGGATAGACTGACCCGCGCAGAAATTGATGCTCAACTGGTAGAAGACTTAAAAGAGTTTTCTGAGTACGTTAATCAGTATGTTTTTGTACGCACGAATTCAAATAAGAAAGCGGCGTTGTTAAGCTTTGCTTTCAGCATTGGAGTTCAATCGTTTAAAAAAAGCAGATTGCTTGAGTTGATCAATACTTTTGCAAACAAAAAAGAAATTTTACGTGAGTGGAGTCCATACATAAACACGATTTGGCAAAGCGGCGGCCAGACAATGATTGACAGGCGTCGCACTGAATTGAATCTATATTACGCCCCACAGGAGACAATGGTTGCTGCGGCTTACCATAAATGTGCATCTAAGCACTGCTTAATGAACCTAGCAGAGACCTGGAATGGTGGCACGCAGCAAGTAAGAGCTATTGAGTACCTGGAAAAGAAGCTCAGTGAATTCGATCCATCTGGTGAAGTTGTGCGTCGATTCTTCCGTTACTGGAGTGAAAAACCCCATGTGTTTGGCCATGCTGAGAACCTGGATTAAACATTGCAAAGTTGATTTACAATAGGTAAATGCGAAATCAACTAAGCCAGAACTACAAGGTTGACTCCAGGTATAAGGGTCTGAAAAACGCTCAAGATGATGACAAAGGTCTCAATTTTGCTTTAAATTATCTTCAGTCTGCAAAGAAAAAAGATAAAATCCCCTCAGACAATGAAGCGGTTAATCGCTTCACGGTTTCTGGGCCAGGGGACGCAGTCTACAGTTTCCTTAATGGATTTAGAGCTAGGCAATAACTCTGCCGATGTTGGAGAAGATATAAGTAAATCGATCGATCTCAGCTAAACCAAAATCAGGGGGTGGCAAGTAGACAAAGAATCCCCAGTGAATTGGAATTGATGGCTCAAACAACAGCTTGCCGTGTACAAGCTTTGGGCGATCCTTAGGTATGCACACTGGAAAATCCCATACTTCTGGAATGACCCTCAACATTTCCGTGTTAGTTGTGTAGAACAAAGCTTCTCTAGCATTGCGCAGTTTCCACTCCCTCAACAGTTTTTTGAACCAGATCACGGAAGCAGCTCGGTTTTGTATAGGCAGCCGCTTACCCCAGCGCCAGATTCCACGTTCTTTGATGTAGGAACAACGACCGTAAGTTGGAGGAAACAAATAAACTTGTCCGGTCCATGGTTCCAAAGTATTTAATCCGTCTTCGTCATAAGTGTAAATTTTCTTTGCTCTAAGGAACTGAGTGTTAGCCAGGTGGGTTGAGCACGGATCAAGATCAATGTCACCAAGTAAAGCATCAATGTAAGGTAAGTATGCAACTGGTGTAAGCCAGTCGTCACGAATATTATTGATCCGTGAGATAATTCGTTTGTATTTCCACCAGGGTAGATTTCCTCTCTTCATTCCATCCTCATGAAAGCATCTTCTTGATTATCATTTTTGTAATGAACCAACGACATTTGGTCCTTATCTTGAACAATAAACAGTGATTCTTTCGTTGGATCGATAAGTTCTGCGCGTGTAATTGCTTTTTGAATTACTTCGGCTGGGCCATCCATTCCACGCTTGTTGAAATCTGAAAGGGCGGTGATCAACGAGTCTACGCTCAGATAGAACATACTGTCCTTTTCTTCTGCATCTGGCACGTAAACAAGTACGCCTGGTCCCTCAATGCTGTTAAAACCTCTATAGTAATCACCCATGTCAGCGCAGATACGCTCAATTGCAAGCTTGAGCATGTCCTGTTCAGTTTTTGTAGGAGCGGTTGACATCAGCTTGTCAATCATTTTTTTGCGGCGTTCGCTCATAATAAGTAAATCGGTTGCTTCAGTTTATCAAAGCATCGCTTGTTTCAGGTGGCTTTAACGGATCTTTTTTTATCAAGTGCGTTAAGTTTGATTTTTTAAGACTTTCCAGTAGTTTTGGTAGCGGTTTATACAAAACCACTGCTTTCTGCATGTTGCCCATCTTCTTGATCAATTTTCCTTCTGAATCCCTCAGCTTGGTCAGTTCTCCCTGGCGAATTAAGTATTCAGCAACACACCTGTAGCGCCTCTTCTCCGCCAGTTCAATTTCTGGATAGCGATCACAGATGGTACTGATCTTCATGTCGCTGAATGTGATGCGGATCTGATCCGCTAGTGACAACCCGAGAACAAGGTCAGCCGTACTGGTCTCATAACTACAGACCAGCTCCAGGTAACGCCTCAAGTCTGGCGTCTCGAAACTACCAGAAGGCGGAATAAAGATGCTAACTTGTTCTGCTAGGGAAGTCTTAAGAATTTCTTTATAATTCTCTACGGTGACCTGGGAAATGTCCAGGTCAGCAAACCTGTAGCTCTGAAAAACGTTGGCATCGATGGGCAGCGGAAGGTAATCGGTATCCTCTAGCTCTTCTATCCACACTTCAAGCGACGTTTCAGACACGGCTGCTGTTTTATTTCCCGTACTGTAACAACTTTTCGGCATTTTCCCACTGCCTCATGTGATCCAGGATCAAAACGTATTCGCAGTAAGCACGAAACGGTGCCATGTGATCCGAAAGTCTCGTGACTTGGCGCCAGTGATAGCCGTAAACATCCTTGAGCCTTTCAATGCAATTCGATTCTGACCCGCCGTAGTTCTCTGCTTCCCAGAAAGCCTTAGCTGAGAGTCTCTGTTGGTGCGTCATCAACTTACCAACCAACGAATTAGTTGGCACTGTAGCGATAAATTCGCTAAACTCTTTAATAAATGGGTATTGATCTGAATGAACCGCGCACTCACCTGGGCTGAGCTGCTGTTGATCCTGACTCTTGGGCCGCTTGGGGTCGTAGGTCTTCAGCATCTTTACGGATTTGTCGCAGATAGAATCAGTATAGAAGTACGTGTCAAGTAAGTTAGATGGGTGGTTCAAAGCCAAGCGCACCGCAGGTCGTCATGCCTGCCCCTACGGCTCCGATTGTATTCCAATCGATCGTACCAGAGCAGAGCTACAAAGATTTGGCTGCTCAAATGGAAAGGTACCAGCAGCAGCGAGAAGAGATTAAAAAGCAACGCTACTCAGAAGTAGGTACGCCAGGTGAAATTGGTGCTAGGCAAAGGGCGCGTGACGTTAAAACAGAGGAGGCTTACCTCGCGTCGCTCCCTGGCCGCAAACCGGCTGGAAGCGTAGACCGTTACAAGTCTTACACCACTGGGCAAACTGGTGGCCTTGAAACCGCTTCTGGCACCTACAACGAGCCGGACACTTTCACCCGTTCTTACAGTGGTACAAGTGGGATGATGGGGCCACCTAGAGGTGCGTCAAGTACGGCCTCATCAGAAGCTCGTGCTCAATACGCCGATGCTCTGACCAGGGTTAATGAAGTCCCAGCTCCTCCCAAATCTGAAAAGCCCTCCTGGGCAGATGAGGAGCTTTGGAAAGGAGCAATGGATACAACAAAAACCATTCCTACAAGTCCTCCAGATTCTGAGGCAAAATCGGAAGAAAAAATGCCAACTACTTGGCTTGGCAAGCTTATTTACGACGCCAGACTTTTGGCAAGCAAGTCGTAGAGTGGTTTAAAGAGTCGGCTCAGCTTCGTTGATATACTCCACTGGCAGCGGGTTAGGATCGAAATCCTTCATGATTTCGTTGTCCGGATTTTCTGCCCATTCCTGGTAGGTCTCCGTGAGTACTGAGTATTCAGCGTAAGGAACAAGCATGACGTCTCCTTCTTCGCGTTGGATCTTATAGAACTGCCTGTTGGTCTCTACGTCTTCCATGATTGCATCGAAGTTGGTTTCTAGCTCGGAAAGAGTGATGACTTTCATGGCAGTGTAAAATCTGTGGCAATCCTAGCAAGGTTGCGTCAGGAAGCAAGGTTCCCGAAGTCGATAGGTGCTCCTTCTACTGGATTTGTTACAAGTCCGAAATCAAGAGAATCCTCAACATCTTCTACAATAAAACGCCAATCTAGGTTGGATATAGAAATGCTAATTGAGTAAGTAGTTTCTATAAACTTAATATCGTTAGTTATTAAGAACAAATACTCCCCTGGCGCCATCCTAGTAATGGGGTAATCGCCATTTATGTATTCATCTTGTTCATTATCCTGGTCGTACGGGATTGCTGTGCTGTTGTAAACGTAACCAGAGTCGTTTATTGGTAGCTCTACCCTACGTTTGTCTCCATCAATTTTGTAAAACGCCAGCAGGGTGTTTCGGTTTGTTTTTCCCTGGTAAGAAAACTGACTGAAATTTTGTGTAAATTGTATTGTTCTTGATTTGCTGAGAGTCAGTTTAAAGAATGTAGATACTCTACGGGTGAGGCCACCGTGACTGTTAGTTATATCTACGATCTTGAACGGTACACCAAAATCGCCAAGATCGATAGGGTTATACAGGCTGTCTCCAGCATCCGAAGGGCGAGGATCAGATCCGAAATAAGATGTTGGTCCATAAGCTGTCGGTCCGGTTCCACCGGTTGGGTATGCCCAGACGTTTCCTAAGTTGTATAACCCAGTATTATTCGGGATTGTTGACAGGAACCGCGCCATCTTTTATGTTTAATCCGGTGTACAAGCCATTTGTGCGACCAGATTCTTGGTATTTTTGTTCCATAATTATAGCGCGTTCAGGGTAAAAGCCTTCGTCTTTCACTGTTTCAATTAACTCATAACTAAGACTTTTTTCAAGGCAAAGAAGTTCCAGCTCTGCTTCTTCCTTTGTGTCAAAGTATTTCGTGTAGTAATTATCACCACCAATCTGTACGTGCCCTACGTACGTCCTATCTCTCAGGTGGTAGTTTGAAGGTAAAACCTGACTCGTCTTACTTACTGGCTTGCTTGTAGTGCTGGAGGACATTGGAATGGTTGAGTTTGATGTTAGAAATTTCACTTGGAGCTTTACACTCCACCGCTTCCGTCAGGCTTAGATGCAGTGGGTTGCAACAGAAAGACGTGCAGTCCTTACGAGAGAAAACCCGATACTTACCTGTATAGCCCCGGCTTAGCCAAAAAGCAACCCTGGAAGCGGACTGAGCGGTGCCTGCGTGGATAGGGGAGGGGAAGTACGCCACTGACTCCCTACCGCCCCTCCTGGTCGGTCCTAGCCACGGCCAGCACTCGTTCGGACTCTTAATGTCTACCTGCTCCCAGAACCGCTTCACCTGCCAGTACCAATCCATGTCGAACTGGGTCACATCCACGGAGCAGCGGCCCTCCTTAAGCTCCTCCATGCAATCCAGGCATTCGCCCATCAGCCCAAAGTTGCCTTTGTGCTTGTCGCTTTTTTTCTGGTGCCAGGGGCAGGTTAGTCGCTGAGTCACGTTATACGAGATGTTGAGTTCCCTGGCGGCATCCGGGTGGTTTTTGTATATATTAATACAGTTTTGAGATGCCGTAAGCCACAGGGCTTGCAATGAGTCTTCATTGAAGTTTACACCTCCACTGCTTCTGTAGGTGTCTTCGCTGCAAACGCGACGAGCAACGTGGTAATTAAGCCTGTATTTAATGGCTAAAGAGGCGATTGATTTCCCCCTGGCACGTTCACTACGGAGCAATTCGACCAGCTTAGGCGTCATCGCAGCAGGGTCCCCCTTTTTTATTTGCTTCTTTCCCTGGTCCTCCATCGCTACATCGCTCTTAAAACCATAGTAGTAATGCGCTGGGTTGATGCAATGCGGAGACTTGCAACAACTCCTGCGAACAACCACCTGCCCGGCATCCTCTTTCAGCACCACCCCGGCTATCGCCAGGGAGAGAATCCTGGCATCGCGGCCTTTGTATCTGGTTTTACAAGGCTGAGAGATGGTGAATCCGGTGAAGCTGCTGAGAGAGTTTTTCTTCATGCACCAGCACCGGTCTGGGCCAAGGGAGGTCAGGTAGGCCTGAAAAACCATCGAAAAAAGCACGGCATCCCTGGTGGACAGATCGTTTTCAAGGAAACACTGGATCGGACCCATGACGGATGACCAAGGTACGCCTCACGTTAGCCTAAATCTCTTGCTGTGTCAAGGAAATTTTCAACGGCCAGAAACACCCAAAAAAAGCCTCTTTTTACTTATATAGTAATTTTAAGGGTTAGGTTTTGACCGTACATTTTAAACCCTTGTTCAGAATGTACTGGCAGAACCTAACCCTTAGATTTACGTACTAAGTGAAATCGCCCTTTTTTTGGATGTTTCTGGCCGTTGATTTTTTTTCAGTTCCTGACTGGGATGCTGCCCCTTCAACCCAACAAGGGTTTGCCAATTTCGTGTTATAACCCCAACTATTTCTCAAATAGTGGCCAATCTAGAACAAAAAAATACAAAAAATTAAAAAGGGGTAGGTTTTGACCGTACATTTCTGGGGTCCAGAAAACTGTACGCGCACATACTAATACATGGGTTAGTATCTGACCGTACAAAAAAACTGATTTCTCTTTGCTTACCGGACCCTATTTTGGCTCCGTCATCGAATAGAACTCTTCGTACTGCTGGGCATAAACCAATGCGCAGTGGTATGGCTCGGTTAGGCGGCACATGGCTCCTGTGGCGGAACAGACGCGGTAAATCTGGTGGCCTTTTGAGTCCTCTCCGAATTCAATAGTTGTTCCTTTTGAAAAAGTTTGAATAATCTTCACAGAACTTTGCTATTTGCCGGTGTTACTATTGTACTAAATAATTGCTGCATCAGAATAGAAATGTCTAATGGAGGTCGTTTCGTTAATGTTCCAGGGAAAGGTAAACGCTTTCTTACTGATAAAGGGGAGTACCGGTATGGTGCCCCTGGCGACTTTACTGCTGGCATAATTCCTCGCATTGAAAAGTTTCTAGGTGGTTTGTTTGCTCCAAATCCACTTCAAGGCGATCCAACTGGGCGTTACATACCTGGCAACATGCAGGTTCCTTTCACGGTTCCAGCAGCGCCTGTCCTCCCTGCTCCTGAAAACTCAATCACTGGAGGGGGCGGTGGTCGGCCTCAATTCAAGGCGCAACCCATGACCAGTGAAGGGCAGTTCACACGCTACTTCGGTACCAGTGAAATGGATCCTTTCTTCGGCGCTTCCTCTCGTAGTGCCGGCGCTCCTAAGACAGCAGAGGAGATGATGACACTGGCGACGCAACAGAAGGCTCCGATGGAGACACCACTCTCGACCTACTACAGGTCCCAGAGTGCTGCTGGTCGTGCTGAGATGCCTGCCATTACCGAAGGCCTGGGGTACGCCAAAGAAACTCCCCTTGCTCAATGGGCAGAAGCCAATCCGATGCTGGCCAAACGCCTTTTTGAAAAAACAAAAGCCAAGAAAGCGGCGGAGACAGAAGAGGACTCATATGTCCATCCCCGTGACCTAGGTGCTGGCGCACAAGCAGAACAGGGCTACACTCTTGCCGCTTACGGGATCAAGTAACATGATGACTTTTGACGAAGGCAGAACTCGAATGCCTGGTAATAACGGGTTCTCAACAATGCCAGTCAGGCCTGGAATGACTTTTGATATTGAGACGCTGCCGGTCAGACCAGGGATGACTTTTGATATTGAGACGCTGCCAGACAAACAAAATGCCCCAGGCTTTGACTTTCTTCGTTTTTTCATTGGTCAAAAGCAGCCGAACTGGGGTGGCAGTCCTGGACAAGAGGTTCCTCGGGAAGCTATAGAGAAGATGGAGCAACCTGGCGCCAAACCACCAGCAGGATTTTTTGACGACATCCGCCGCAAGCTTGGATCTCCTGGAGTAAAAGAAGCAAGATCACCTAGCTTTGATATTAATCAAAGTCAGGGGGCATTAGGCCGTCGCTCAGGTGAGCAATTGCTCCGTTTACAGGGCGGCAGTGGTTCAATGCAAAATCAACAACTACAGCAAGAACTGGAACGCCGTGGCATTATGTCTAGGGGCATACAACTTCCTCCTGTGTGACAAATATATTTTTAATGTAGACTGATAAAAGAATAGTTAACTCAAGGCGCGTAGCATGACCCTCCCCCCTAACTACCTCTTTGTTAATCCCAAAGATGGTCGACTTGTTTCCAAGTCGTATCTTCAGCTACCCGGAGGAACTTCAACCGCTCCTGGCCTTAGTTTCATTGACTCCGCTGACAGCGGTGTAAGTTGCGCGTCAAACGGAGACATTGGTATTGTTTCCAACGGTGTTCAACACCTGACGGTCAGCTCTACAGGAACTGTCTTCACTGAGAATGTTGACCTAGCAAGCGGAAAGGTTTACGAAGTCAATGGGACCCAGGTTGTTGGTGCCCGCGTTACTGGCTGGGCTGCTGCAACCGGTACTGCAACAAGGACTACATTTGTAACGTCAACTGTTACCCTTGAACAATTGGCTGAACGTGTCAAGGCCTTAGTCGATGACCTGATTGCTCATGGTCTGATCGGAACCTGATAACCTTAGGCTGATTCCCTTGCATCGTCACCAGCGACCATGCCGACTGAACTTATCAAAAAATACATCCAAGAAGTTGCCAAGCTTCTGAGAAACTCAGAAACCTATGATGACTGGGACGTGGGCATGGAACCCATCCCCGGCGATCGCACCTGGAGTAAGGCCAAAAAGCAAGAAAAGAAATGAACTCAATTACCAAAGAGGAAGTTCAGAACTTGATTGACCTGGCAATAACACGTCACAACAGAAACGCTTCGATCATTTCCTTCGTTGTTGGCTGGATTGTTCTGGGCTTTTACGCTGACGGCTTGTTTCGGATGGTAGAGAAACTCACCAACACAAACTAAGACTCAATTTTACCTTCTGGAAGAATTGTAGGATAGGACTGAAACTTCACATCACTAGATCGAACAGCAAGACCTATAACAAAAGGTCTACCATACTTACTAAACTGCTTAACATCTTTCAAACCAAGTTGATTGGTGCAGCAGTCCAGAAGTAGAGCAATAAATCTCTTCTGACCTATAGGCTTGCTGCCAGTATCTTCAGCGTAAGAGCAATAACTTGCATAAAGGTGGTGGCCACTGTTGTTATACCTCTCTGGTGCGTCCTTAGCTGCTGGAATCTTTTTACCAACAGATGAGACATGCCCCTCAACATAAACAATTTCCGACTGCAACCACTCAATCAAGTTATTACTATTCAACAAAATTTCATTTCTAACCCTGGAAAGAGACGGAACTTTTTCGTAAGTATCGAGTAGATACTCCTTCATCTCTTTGTGACTCATTTCCAGAACCCAGTTCACTAACCCAGGTAAATAATTCTTCCATAAGCCCTTTACGATACCGTTATCAAGCTTAATCATCTCCTTTGCTTCTGAATTCTTGTCGTACAGGGGACGATTGAACTCAAGAGTAAGACGTCGCCTCGTCAAGCCAGACGTGTTGTCGGTGGTCTGGATCGGCTCGTTGGCGCAAACCATAACCATGCCTGTGTACACAAAGGGTTCCCCGACATTCTTGTTTTTCTCCTCAAAGCGAAGATTATCACCACCCGTCAAAGCCTTAAAGATTTGAGCGGAACCACCATAACGCTCTGAATCGTTAATCAGAGTTAATCGCTTACCTTTAATAGAGGCAATCTCAAACCGACTCTGCTCTAACTGATTAAGAGTAGTGCTGGCGTAGTTGCCGGTACCAACCAAAGCGCAACACAGGTTTGCAAAAGTGGACTTACCGCGTCCGCCGGGTCCGATGACCTCCAGGAATCTCTGAATCTCGTGACCATGACCGACGAGGCAGGCTCTCAACCAGGCCCTGAGAACCTGGAGCCGACCTTCGTCACCATATTGAGTGCGTCGCAACCAGTCAATAATTGGACCAGGATTTGCTTGCGGATCATAATCAAAATCCAGGCCCCAGACCAAATAATTTTCAGGATCATGGTCAAGAAACTCACCTGTACTGACTTCCAGAACACCGTTATGGAAGGAAAGTAAATCGTCATCATCGTGCCAATCAGGTTGAGAAATGTACGCCTGAGTCAGCGATACGACGTCATTGATCAGGTGAGTTGTAAATCCACTGGGAGTAGGAACTCGCTCCCTAATAAAAAGATCCTGAACAGTGTGGCGGAATTCATGGGGATAATCCTCTCGCCGCCAAATTCCCCTGCTGCGATGGTAAAACATAAAGGTGTCGTACTTCGGATCGTAGCGCCACCCGATTTCATTAACCATCCCGGTAACTATGTTTGCCAGCTCCGAAGCGGGAGGTGTCCTGGGGCGGCCACGTTTTGAACCTTGCTTAACCTCCTCTTCCATATCATCACCGAAATCGTCAGTAACACCGATCATGGCTCGCATTGCCCGATCCAATGCACCGAAGCTTGAAACGCTGTCCATATCAGCATCATCAAACGCTTCTTGCGCCTGCTGCATCAACTCTTCTGGCGACTCAACCACAAATCCACCCAGCTCAAGGTATCCATCCTCTTTCGCCTTAGATTTCAACGTATGAATTCCTCTACCATTATCAGGATTTGGTCCCCCTGGCAACCGCTCAAACGAACGCCACTTCTCATTGCAGGCTTCAGGATCAAAATTCGCCGCTTGGGACGACCATTCAATCCAGGCATTCAACAGATCTTCACTGACCTGGTGAAGAGCCATACCAATGGCAAGCCACTCCTCGTAGTCAGTTGCCCTTTCAATGCTCAAGTAAGGAAGATAAGACTTCGCCTCCTCAATTGCCTCTTCTAATTTAAACTTAGATCCTTCTTCGTATTGAAGGTTGATGTTTTGAGTAATTACTCCAGACCTAACAGGTTTTCTATACTTATTTGTTGGAAAAGCTTGGCCGATTCCTTCATATAACCACTCAGGAACTTCCGGAAGATTTTTAGCAAACTCAAAACCACCGTGGGGCATGGTGAAATAGCCATCTGTTTCCGGGTGACTCCCCATGATTGCTCCTTGCCTAGAGCGAAACAGGATTTCGAACGACGGAACACCTATCTTGATAGTCGCCTTGTCCGGCAGCAGCGGGATTTTGCTTGCTGGTACGCTGTAAAGCATACGCATCCGACCCGGTTTACCAGACGAAATCGTCAGCGTAGGGGGGAAAATGGTATAAAGCGATCCACCTGCCAGCTCTTCCAGTGCAGGGATTGCTTCTGGCCCATCAATATCAACCCAGATCAGCGCACCCTCATTGGACCACTGGCCACTCATCAGGCCTACCCCTGTGGCACGGCCCTCATTCAGCTCTACGCGGATCTGCTCAATAGAGTGTGGCTTCGAGGTCCACCCTGGCACATAGGCACGTTTCTCCCTAAGCGGCGTTAAAGCCCAATCCAAAGGAATCAGATTGAGATCAATCTGTCCAGGCTTGAGGTGTTTACCGGGGCGCTGGGGTTCTGGTGCGGCTACGATCACTGTGGTTTTATTTCAAGCGATTTGGATTTGACGACAGGCCGATGCTAGGCGACCTTCCCAGGATAGCCCATTTTCAATCCTGTAGTTTTTCTGTGATTCCAATGTACGGGGAATGCATTTGCACCTGCCCAGTCTCACTGTGAGTCTTGCTTATCTCCGTCAATAATCTCCATTTCAAAAGCCTCAGCCTGCTGTTGCGGAAGAATCTCGCCGTAGTACTTAGCAACAGCATCCAACCACTTCTGTTTGTACTTCTCGATAGTACCTCCCTGAACAACAAACACCTGGGAACGCTCTCTAGTTGCAACAAAAATCATCAAAAGCTCTGGATCGATTCCGATCGTATGCTCCAGCGCCATAGCGTATGCTCCCATCTGCATCATGCATTTCTGATATTTCATAAAACCAGATCGACGCATGGCATATTCATTTTTTGGCGTCTCAGGACCAGGCCACCGACCGTAGTACAGGCCGTTACTCGTCTTTAAATCTCCAAGAACAGTTTTCCCTTTGTACTCGGCAACAATATCTGGTGCCCCAGCCCATCCCCACGTCTCATTTTCTTTTACTCCAGGATGCCAAACACGGCTGATACCATCACCGCCCATGGTCCAGGAAAAATCAGATGGGTTGACAGGGTTCTCTGCCCACACCACCCGCTCCAGTTTGTCAAGGTTTTCAGGAAGCCCGTCCCAGAACTGAGCAATCTCCTCATCTTCAAGGGTTGGGTTCTTTTCGATTCCCAGAAGATACTCTTCCATCAAGGAGTGGACTTTTGTACCGCGTGCAGCAGCAGCTTCACGGCCTCCTGGGTTTTTTGCCGCCCACCTCTCTAATGCAGCTTTATTTCCTTGTGTAGCCGAGAGGATTGTTGTGACGGACGCTAGAGCCCCATACGGTGTTTTGTAATGCCTGCTTCCGTTTATGGTTAAGCGGGTATCTCCTTCCGACCTGTAATCCACAAACTGCCCATACGGTGCAGTTCGAGAGTACGACGCATAAACTTTATGCTCTAGTTCCTCCCTGGAGAGAACTGCTGCATCAATTTCATCCAGTACAGCAGGCACGAGGGCAAACCAATTACCTGCAAGATAACGGGTTTTTCTTACTGGCGCGACTCAATCACCCTCTACTTCTGGAGGCCTTTGCGAAAAGCAGTTCTCGATGTTGGCGGCAAACTGCATGGATTGGTAGTTGGCCACATGCCTTTGAATCCTGGAATGGATATCGAAAGCAGATTTAACCGCGTCTTCGGGGCTGATCATCAGCTTTGAGTTGGACAACAGACCAGCGGTGATGATGGTGATTGCCAGCTCTTGTGGGTTAGATATGAACGCCCTCAACGACCTGCCATTGTCGCTTAAAGATGCAAGCAAGAAAGCCAGATTGTCCAGATTGCCGTTGCTTTCAGACTTTTCTGTCATGGTTCGTCGTCTTGCTCCTTGACGTGGTAAAGAGTGATGGTGTTCTTCTTGATGACAGGAATGAGCAGGCCGGCATCCTTCAACGCAGTGATGCGCCGTTGAATTGTCCTATGGTTTCTTTGAAATTTTTGAACAACTTCAGTAACAGGTATCAATACGTAGCTGTTTTCACCGTATTTAACCGAAACCTCGAGCAGATAATCGTGAATGTCCATAGCGAGGTCATCCATCAAATCTGTCATTACCGGACGAGCCATTTATTCTGTAACTGATTTACTACAATTTTGATTCTACGGGTGTTTGACTCATGCCTTAAACCTTTTTACTGGCCTTGGATTGCTTGTGCTTAAGCACATTGTTCTTCGCGGTCTGCAGATCAGTGCCCCAGCAGTCTTCCCATTCATAATCCTTACTAGGCGAACAGTAAAGCACGTGGCCCGTATTCCCGTGCTTCAACGACTTGATCTCGTAACCTTCGTAATGAATGGATTCCAGGATCTCAGAAGGCCCGCCTTTGTACCGGAAGACTTTTTTGCCTTTCATAAGGGAAGGAAAGTGTTAGCTGCTAAACAGCATAGCCTGCCCCACCTAAAGTGCAACCAGATATACGAATTCAGCTCAGGGCTGTTCACCTGGAGGCGAAACCGTTTAAACTGATCAAACGTAAGCAGTAGCAACAATGGCAACCATTATTGATTCAATTGATCACAACAGATACGAAGTGATCAAGATGTCGCCGTACAACGATGCGCCGACGAATGTTGCCATTACTGGTCAGCCGATCAGCGTAACCACAGATCCCGGCACTGGAAACAAGTCAGCAGCATTGGATGCTTTTGGTCGTTTGCGTGTCTCCAATCCATTTACTCTGTTTGATTCTAGTCACCGTTACAAAGACAACAACCTGTGGAGTACATCGACAGCTTCCGGTGGTGCTGCGGTTTTTAATGCCAACGGAGGCCTAGTTGATTTAAATGTAACAACAACTTCAGGCTCTAGAGTTTACCGTGAGACAACAAAAGTATTTAGTTATCAACCAGGGAAAAGCCTCCTGGTGATGACCACCTTTGTAATGAACCCTGCAAAGGCAAACCTGCAACAGCGTGTCGGTTACTATGGCGCAGCTAACGGCCTGTATTTGGAGCTAGGTGGTGCGGGCGGAAGTGTACTTTCTTTTGTTGAGCGGAGTTCAGTCAGCGGCTCTCTAGTGGAAACAAAAGTTGCTCAAAGTGCTTGGAATTACGACAAAATGGACGGCACCGGACCTTCCGGGATGACATTAGACATTGCAAAAGCTCAGATCCTGTGGATGGACATCGAGTGGTTGGGGCTTGGCACAGTTCGTCTGGGCTTTGTTATCGATGGAAAGTTTATCCTTTGTCACCAGTTTCACCACGCCAACTTAATTACATCAACTTATATCACTACAGCATCACTGCCATTGCGTTACGAGATTGAAAATACAGGAGCCACAGCAAGTAACAGCACGTTGGCCCAGGTTTGTTCTACTGTTATCTCAGAAGGAGGTTATCAGTTAACCGGACTACAGCAGGGTATCGGCGTGCCTATTACAACGCCTACCAACTTAGCCCTTTCCGGTACTTACTATCCAATTATTTCCCTACGGCTTAAAACATCCCCTAATTTTTTAGATGCGATTGTAATTCTTACAGCCATTTCAATTATGGGAATCACCAACAACGCCAACTACAACTGGCGTGTTGTAGCGTCTGGCACAACGACAGGCGGCACCTGGGTAAGTGCGGGAACAGATTCAGCAGTGGAATATAATTTGACAGGAACAAGTTTTACAGGTGGGCGCATCCTGGCGCAAGGGTTTTCTAGCGCCTCTAACCAATCAGTAACATCAGTTGACATTCTAAAAGAAGCTTTATTTAAATTTCAGTTAGAACGTAATAGTTTTACTAGTACTCCTTTCGAATTAACAGTTACTGTTGCTGGAAGCGTAACAAATACCGACGTTTATGCAGCTGCCGACTGGGAAGAAATTTCAAGGTGAGTCATAAAGGGGGAAGTGCGCTACAAATCCCAGCCAGACAGTAAATACCCGAAGTCCCTGGCCTCGGTCACACTACGGGTGTTACCACACACGCCGCACTCACCTTCATGAAAAGTGGCTACGTGGGGCTGGGGGCCTTTGTAGGTGCCTCCAGTCCACCAGAAACCCCACTTCTCACCACAGGGAATGCAGACCCAGTCAGGTTGCGATTGACAAATCTTAGACTTCAACTTCATTCACTTTTTCCAGAACGAAAGAGCCATCTTTTTTATCAATGAAATTAATTTCATCTCCTTCTTTCCAGCCAAGTTGATCGAGAAGATCGTCCGGGAAGGTGAGAATACCTTCCTCATCAACATGTACTGACCAGCGTTTGTCGGTTTTGACATCAGTTTGAGTTGTCATTAGTTTTAAGCGATTGAATCTCAGTTTTAATAGTTTTCATAACACTATCCATAATTTCTTGGCTACTTAAATATGATACAAAGTCACTCTTATTTTTAACGATTCCTTTAGCTGCTTCATAAAGAGAATCAACCTCATAAAGACTGTTAGTAACCATGTTATAGAGTTGTTTTGTAGGGGGTGCTTCCATCCCTTCTACTTCTATAACCTCTTTCAATATCCGCATCAGCTCAACCTGAGCAATGCTGTACTGTCTGAAATAATCTGAGTAACCCGAGAAGTCGGCGATGTAATAGGGTTTCATTGGAGGGGGTGAAGGACACACCAAGATAGGACCCTAGCCAAGATTTGACAAGAGTGCCGTTACTTTTGAAAATAATTAAAATGTATCAAATGATACAGTTTCGCTTCGGTTAACTTCTATTTTGTTTCCGTTTACTGGCCAGGTCAACAGCTCTGCGCACCTTCTTTGCTTTCTCGGTGTTGGGTACGAACTGCCTGCCCTCCCGGCTTGCACGCTGCTTCTTCTCATCTGTTGCTCTCCGCTCCTCTGGTGTGAGCCGAGCCCATGCCTCTTCTGGTAAGTAGCGTTCAGTTCTTCCTTTCTCTATGGCTTTATCAACCATTTTTTTCATACTCTTCTTTGGTCATCCACTTCTGCTCACCCCAACGCTTAAGAGACTTCTGTCCCTCAGTCTTACCACCTTTGTAACCGCCGCCCTTTTCTTTGTAAGCAAGGGCAAGCATCTGGGCCTTACGAGCAGACCATTCACCTGGAGAGCCGCCTTTAGAGCCAGATTTAATTTTATTTTTTAGCCGCTCACGAAGCTCTGGTTTTGTATAAGTCACAGAGTCATTAGACAAATAGAGTGTTCACTCGTTCTGTAATTTTAACATTACTGCTGCAACACATGCTGTCCGGCAGGAGCTTTTTGCTTTCTAAAATAATCCAAGACCGTATCAAATGCTACAGGCGTGAAGTTATTACATTCAACGCAGGCATTGAAGTACTTTCTATCTTCTTGTTCCCCGTCCATTACTTTGTAGAGGTGCAAATGCCCGTGGATGTTTCCTCTGTAGTGGCCCTGTAAGTTTTCAGGGTGAACAGGGATGTGAGTCATGATCAAACCACCAAGAAACATAGACCCCGGCTGGTGGTAGTGAGCGCCACGAATATCTTCAAAATGTTCAGCGTAATCTTTTAATTTAAATCGATCATGATTACCACGAATTAGTATCTTCCTACCTTTCAATCTTCCAAGCAACTTAAGGGAAGCCCTGGGAATAACTACGTCGCCAAGATGATATACAGTGTCTGTATTATTTACAACTTTATTCCAATTTTCAACCATCAATTCATCCATTTCCTCTACTGAATCAAACGGACGAAGCCTTTCTCCGTCACGAGTGAGGAACGTCAGGCTTTTTGCATGTCCCCAGTGTGTATCTGCAATAACAAAAGCTGTCATGGGCTCTGACCTAGTGGTTACGCTTTCTGCAGCGGGAGGCGTCAGTAGTTTAAACCTGAGCAAGCACCTTGCAAGATCCCATTTTTAAGACACTCAGGCGGAATTCGAAGTCAGAATGATCTCGGTGTCTCCCTCGGTTTGCTAAACTTTTCCATAATCTCTTCCATAGACTCAAGAGACTCAAGTCTCACCAGGATGTCTGTGAGGTTTGCAATTGTCATCGGATGTTCAGCCCTGGCAGCGAACGCAAGTCCTTCCCTCAAGGCTGCTGTTGCTGTTTGAACAGACTCTTTTACTTGGGTTGATAAGGCCATTTCAGATTTCTTAGGTGTTCTAACTATAGGAGAAAAGATCAACACTGCAACGAGGAACACTCAATTGTTTAAGCATTCTGATCGATACATCTGTCAACACACATTGGCATAAACCGAATCTTGCTGTGGTGTTTACACTAAAAAAAAATCCTGGCGCTCACCCAGGATTATTAATTTTTCCACACCCGTTTCCGGATTTTGTTTTTGAGCGTTTGAATTTTAACAGGAAGTGAGCCTTTTCCTCCTTTCGTAAACAAACGCAACAGATGGGATCAGCTGTGACGCCAAGGGAGCGTCCCCCTGGTCCTGAACCAAGGCCTGTCGAACCCTGTCCTTATCTGGCAGCTTCTCCTCCTTGACGTCGACCACGGTCCCATCTTTGATCCGAGTCACAGTCGTTGTTTTCTGTAGACCAAACTCAGAAACCTCTTCTTCGCTCCACATGGAAAAGTTGTCCGCCACCCTGGGCTTAACCCTCTTAATGGTTGCCTGGTACTTGATCCCTGTTGGCGTCCCATCAATTAACTTCTGCTGATAAGCAAACTTAATGATGTTTGTTATCTTATCTTTGTTCTTTTTCCAAGCATCTAAATTAGTTTTTATTTCCTCCATTTCATTCTGCAAAGCTGCAATGTAAGCATCACACTTTTTAATCAAACCAATAATTGAATCAAACTTAGACTCTTGCCTGGAAGCAAGCTCCCTTAGATGTTCTTCTAATTCACCACGCTCATCTTCACTAACAGTTGGGAAATCTTTAAGAAAAGAAATGTGTTGAATAGACTCAGAAAGTTGAATAAAACTTTGCTTGTCAGCCATGATTAATCTCTAAGTGGTTAGTTAAACTTTTGCGCGGCTGCTTTGCATTAAAGCAGCAACACTTTGTGAATAAGGGCAGAGCTTAAAAGGTTCCTCTTGATTTAACGCAGACAGCAGTGTGTCCCAGCACTCACCAGTTGGAATACCTCCCTTCCCATAGACAGCTTTTTCTTTCCAACCATCAACTGGAAACCACTGCCCACCAGTCTTAACGCCGTCCCAGGTAACCCGGTACAACAACAGACCGCGCCTGTGGTCAAAGGAGTAGACACACAATCTAGGGTTGTACTCGTCTTGGGTTGCGCTCTTGATGCATCTGAGCGTCTGCAGGTTTGTGTTGGCTTCAGCCCACCTAACGTGCTTACAGGTTGCTTCAAAGCAACACAGGTTGAACCGCTTGAACTCTTTATCCAGTTCGATGCGATGCTCATTGAGTTGAGCCCAGGCATCGCACGTACACGTCCTGTCTATTTCATTGACAAAGTAAATTTTGCGAACACCGTTTCTATCTACAGCAATCTTGTTTGGGTAAGAGCTGTAATCAATAGCACCAACTGCAATTCCTTTTTGACCACGAAGCCGTTCCACCTGGCGCCAAACTTTGTAATCAAAATAGGACGGAGTTCTAGTTCGGTGTTCCCAAAAATTAAGCAATACATCCCGTCTATACAATATAATATTTCCATCATCAACTTTACAAATAACTTCCGTATCATCCAAACTGATTGATAGAATATCTTTTGGTTCTAAATGACCAAACGTTTCAGCACTTTTGTTGCATAGAGTACTTAAGATTCTGCTGCGAGTGTAAACAATTTGTTGAGCTGCAGTCAGGATTGAGGTTGTAGTTGTCATGGTAGGTGTGGTGTGTGTGAGCCTTTTATAGTCCTGCTCAGGACTCGGCGTTACTTCCCTTGGCCTCGATAATGCTTCTCATTGCGAGTCTTAAAAGACCCACGCTTGCGGCGACCGTGGCCAATGGAAGTCCGTTTCGGTGGCCCTTCTTTGTGAGCGGTAGTGGTTGTTGCTGTCTTAGCCATTAGGATCTGAGTGAAGGCGTTTGATTTTACTGCAGACTCGTATCAAGATCAAGAACAATGGCTTTCTGCGACAGAAGCCCGACCACCGTGGACTGGAAAAGTAACGACGAATTTCCGATCGGCTATGGAGCACAAGGGTTTGCCGTATTTACCACCGCAACTGGAGCAAGTCACGGTTGATCCATCCAATGTTGCTGGGCACTGGCGAAACAGAACCCCCTGGTAGGTGAACTGCTTGGGCGAATCCTCAGCGACAACGCAGGCGACGGGGTAACCTCTCTTGAAGAACCGGGCAGCCTCACCTCTGGACTCAGTTGATAGGTTCACTGTGAACCCACGACGCAGGGCAGACCTGATTGCTGCTAGGTTCTCTCTGATTTTGGCGTAATGGGTGTAGGTCCAAGAGACCAGATGCTTGCTTGCATCAGCCAGCATCCTTAGCCTGACCCCATCCAGCAACCTGGGTTGAACACCAGGCCACAGATCACCACCAACGTTGTGCCTGAACAGGGAGCCGACCGGAAGTTTTGCTACGGAGTTGATGAAGTCAATCGGAGGCAGACCCCGCTCCCCGTTGGTGACGGCGTCCCAGTGCATGCGGGTGTAGTAGCCAGCCTCGGCGTAACAGCCACCATCTCCAGCCAGGGGACAATCCGGTGAGCAGCTTGCCCGTGATGTTGCGCTGACTGCGATTGGACCTGTCTTGGTGTTCTGTGATTTTTTGGTAAGTGCGCTATTCATGATTTTAGGGTTGACAGGGTGAACTAAAAGCATTAAGTAGTTAGACTGGTAATCATCTTTAATTCAATGGACAGCCTTGAACCGGTTGAAGTAGGACTGAGTCCATTCAATTTTGAGTCGACACTAGAAGATCAATTTTTAGTAGCAAGACTT